TCGCAACCGAGCTCGGTCGACCGGTTGCAACCATACAGCAACTCATGCGCAAGCTGGTAAATGATGGACTTGTTGACAAAGTCGGGTATGGAAAATACGCCAAAGTACGCCGACTCGATCAGAGCGATCATACCGATCATACCGATCATACCGATCAGAGTGATCAGAGTTTGAAGGGTAAAAGCGATCAGACTCTGATCGATAGCGCCAACTCTGATCGGTTGAGCATAGACCGATCAGAGTTGGCGGCAGCAGCAGAAAGCCCCAAAGTACCCCAAAACACCAACTCTGATCGGTCTGATCGGTATCTTAACGCGCGCGAGGAAATGGTATATCTGCATACCATTTCTGATCCTGATCTGTTCGCAGCCGATGTGCCGGATGGTCTAACGCCGGCCCAGTGGGAGCAGGCCCGCTATACACTCGCACAAGGTCGTTGGCAAGCGTTTGCGGATGTCGCGCGCTCGATTCCGATGGACTATCACGAATTGAAAAAGCTAGTAGAGGAGTCGACAACATGACGCCCGAGTTGCCCAGACAGATCCCAATTGGATCAGCGTTCGCAAGTATCGGTTGGCCCAACCTCGCATGCTCCATGCTGTATAACGGGCTACGCTGCAATAACAGCAGCGACGCCGCGATCATTATTCCAACGGCTATGGGATATGAGGTGATCGTAATCTGTCAATATTGTTTCGACGTGCTTCCATCCGACTGGAAACGCGAGTTTGACGCCGTTATCAAGGGAGAGAAGTTCAATGAATGACAAACTGATCTCAGTCAGTCGACTGCGCCCGGTGCCGCCGGCCGGCCGGTGCATCGTGTGCAACTTGACACGTACCAGTATGCTGGTATGCGACGAGTGCAAAGCGCAGCCCGAGGCGTCGATCGCGTGGCTGCTGCGCCTGCCAGTGTCAGAGCGCACCAACGCCGCGCTCGATGAGCTGAGCGCGCTATGCTAGCACAGCCCCCACAAAAGGAACTGACTATGACCATGTTCAGCAACGAATACCAGTGGAAAGTGTCGAGGCGCACGATCCCCGATATGCCTGACATGGTGTATACCGACTATGAGGTAAGTATCGCGCGTGATGCGCTGGGGCTGTCGGCAGCAGCGGGCGATGTCGCGCAAGCGGTTAACCTGGCAGTATTCGATCAACAGCTGATCGACCGCGATCAGCTTGGGGATAAGATCGGCGCGGTGCTGTGGCACGTTGCGGCGCTGTGCACGAAGCTAGATCTCAATTTATCCGATGTAATGGCGGCGAATATCGAAAAGCACAAAGGAGCGTAACACCATGGCCAAAGAAACGACGAAGGCAACGATCAGCCTGAAGGCAGAGAGCCTGAGCGATCTGATCGACGCGCTTGAAGCCATCGCACAGGACGCCGGCATGCAGATCGTCATGCAGGCGACTGTCTCAACCTCGATCGCCCTTGAAGCCGACGACATCAGCGATCTGGGCACCGCGATCGGCGACATCGCAGCGGCAGTCAACCGATCCGAAGGCGTCGAGTGCAAAGTGAGCGCGCCCGGATCGGTGTGGCACCTTGCGCGGCTCGACCCGACGCCGATGGAAGCGTATATCAATAAGCTAGGAGCGTAGCGCCATGCCGATGGACATGAGCCGCTACCCTGTCGACTGGGATCATGTTGCGCTCAGGATCAAGGAATCAGCCGACTGGACATGCCGCGATTGTGGCATGCAGTGTCGCAGGCCCGGCGAACCATTCGACACGCATCGGCGTACGATGTCAGTTCATCATATCGGCGTAATGAAAGACGACGGCAGCCCAGGCGACATGCACGATAAGATGGACGTGCGCGACTGCAATCTGATCGCGCTGTGCGCTCGCTGTCATCTGTTGCGCGACTTGCCGGGCCATGTTGCCAACGCCGCAAAGACGCGACGCCGGAAGAAGATCGACGCCGGTCAACTGGAGTTGCTGTAACGTCACAGGAACCATTCTAAGCGATCGGCCATACGAATATACCTGAGCGCGGCCCCAGGCACCTTACAGCCGCGCTCAGGGGCCTTACAGGAACAGATTATGCCAATGCTTCAAGCCGACATTCTGACATGGGCCCAGACCTATACCGGGCCGAAGTTTCATGCCCTGCTCTGCGATCCGCCGTATCACCTGACGAGCATCGTCGACCGCTTCGGCAAAGACGATAGCGCACCCGCGCAATATGGCACAGATGGCGCATTCGCCCGAGCCTCAAAAGGTTTCATGGGGAAAACCTGGGATGGCGGCGACATCGCGTTTCGCCCCTCGACCTGGGCCGCGATAGCGCAGCACCTCTACCCAGGCGCATGGGGGATGGTGTTCGCATCGTCGCGCGGCTGGCATCGCCTGGCTGTCGCGATCGAAGACGCCGGGCTGATTATTCAGCCGACGATCTTTGGCTGGGCCTACGGCTCGGGCTTTCCCAAAGCAACCAACATCAGCGCCCAGATCGACGATCGCGCATTCCGCGCATGGCTCGACGAGCACCCGGCAGAGCGTGATCAGCTTGAGACGTTGCGACAGCAGGCAAGGCTGGCACCCAAAGATCGACGGGTCGATCAACTTCGACTGTACCAGAACTGCCGCAAGGCGAACAAGGCTGCCGCCGGTTTCGCGCCGGTCGTCAAAACGAAGCGACATCAGGCAAAGTTTGATGCTGAGCACTACGAATACCGCGAAAAGGCCAACGGCTATAACAGCAAAGAGCGCGACAGCTTCGACGTGCATGGCCCAGCGACAAAAGGCGCAGCCGACTGGGCCGGCCATCGGTATGGCGGGCAGGCGATCAAACCCGCGCTAGAACCAATCATTGTCTTTCAGAAGCCGTACGAAGGATCGCCGATCGACAACATCACCTCGACCGGCGCCGGCGCGCTGTGGATAGATGGCGGGAGGATTGGCACGGATGAAGATACGAGTCGGCGCGCGGTCGAGGTGCAAGGCGTCGCGCCATTCGGGCAGACCATGGGCGGCACTGGCAGCCCCCTGGGCCGATGGCCCGCGAATCTTGTGCTGACGCACGCGCCCGAGTGTGAGCGCATCGGCACTAGGCGAGTTAAAGGGGCCGGATGGCGCGATACGGATCAGCCGCCGCCATTCGATAACCATGTGTATGGACAAGGCGTCGGGAAGAATACCGGCGCGCACTATGCCGACGCCGACGGCTACGAAATGATCGACGCCTGGCAGTGCATCCCATCCTGCCCCGTCGCGCGACTGGGGGCCCAGAGTGGCGAGAGTGCAAGTCGGGATGGTGCGACAACTAGCGCTCTACGCGCATCTGAATACGGCATGGGCACTAACTACGATAAGCCGCGTCACGACGACACCGGCACCGCGTCGCGCTACTTTTACGCCGCCGATTGGATGCTCGACCGGCTCGAAGCCGCCGATCCGGTTGCCTACATCGCAAAGGCGTCGACGGCTGAAAGAGAGGCTGGGCTCGACCCGCGTCAGACCGCGCTCATGCGGTTGCTCGACGAGGATGCGGCAGACTTCGAAGATAGCAAGGCCCACACGGTCTACAGCGGCGATCGGGCCCGCGTTGCACATTGCCCAGTCCATCACGTTGGGCGAGATCTCGACGTGAGCAAAAACGATAGATACAAATGCGGCTGCACCATCGTACGCCGGGCTCAGTTCGATCCCTCGACCGATCAGCGAGTTTACAGCGGCAAGCGCTATACCGTGCGGCGTTGCCCTGAGCATGACAGTTCGATCCCATCCGGCAGCAACAACTATAGCTGTGGTTGTCAGATCGTCAGCGGGGCTCAGTTCGATCCCTCGACCGTCGACGACGGGCGCGACGTGTCGATCGACAACCCGTATCAGCGCGGCGAAACGACCCGGCGCAATATTCACCCGACGATCAAGCCGATCAGCCTGTCGCGCTACCTGGCAACCCTGCTGCTGCCGCCGGCCGCCTATGGCCCGCGTCGACTGCTGATCCCGTTCGCTGGGGCCGGCAGCGAAGCCATCGGCGCGATGCTGGCAGGCTGGGAAGAGATCACCGGCGTCGAGCTCGAAGCCGATCATGTTGCCATCGCCAACGCGCGGCTCGCCTACTGGAAACAGCGCGCATGGGAGTTGTCAGATCCCGATCGCAAGCCGACGGTCGTCAGCGCAGCAGCAGTACCTGCTGGCCAACTTGATATGTTCATGGAGGATTAACATGATCGACGAGCCATGGGCCTTCGACGGCCCCCCAGGCGAGATCACCGACTATGAGAAAACGTATGTCCCAGGTCGACAGGCCAAACCGATCCGACGCGGCGCGACGCCTGAAGCCAAAGTATCGAAGGCGATCGACGACTATCTAGCACTGCTTGATTTTTACGTGCTGCGCACATCGGCCGGCATGGCCCAGATCGAGGGCCGCAAGATGAGCATGGGCCGCGTTGGAACCCACGACCGCACCTGCTGCGCACCCAACGGCCGCTATGTATCGGTCGAGATCAAGAGCGCCAAAGGATCGCCCTCGACCGCTCAGCTACGGCAGAAAGACTTCATACAGCGGCGTAACGGGATTGTCATCATTGCGCATAGCGTCGACGAGCTGAGAAGCAGCCTGGCTGATGCCTTCGGGGCTCAGACGGTTGCCGACTGGGAGACGCTCGGGAAGGCGCGGAAACGATGATCATGCTCGACCTATGCGCGGGCCTGGGAGGTGCGTCGCAAGCCATGCGAGCGCGAGGCTGGCAGGTCGTCACTCTCGACAACGATCCGCGCTTCGGGTGCGATATCACAGCCGACCTGCGCGACTGGACATGGCGCGGCCCCAGGCCCGATCTGATCTGGCTGTCCGATCCATGTACTGAATTTTCGCGCGAGTTCATGCCATGGTGTAAAACCGGCGTCGCGCCCGATCTATCGATCTTGCTGGCGGGCTTGCGCGTAATCAAGGCAGCCCGGCCGCGCTATTGGATTCGCGAAAACGTCAAAGGCTCGGCATCCTGGGTACTGCCGCATCTGGGCCCGCCCAAAGAGATCCATGGGCCCTTCTTCCTCTGGGGCAGTTTCCCATCGGCCGGCCGGCCCAGGCTGCGCATGCGCAACAAAGAAGGCATGAGCAGTTCATGGCGAGCCCAGCGCGCCATGGTGCCGCTTGCACTGTCGACCGCGATCGCCGTTGCCGTCGAGCAACAACAACAGCTTTTCGCGGAATGTTGACAGGCATGGTACAATGCCGCCATGATGATAAATATCGACTGGGCTTCCTGGGGTGAAATCGTTCATCTTCGCCGCCGCCGCAAGAAGATCACGCAGCGTCAGCTAGGCGTAATCGCCGGCTGTAGCTCGACGACGATCGGCGACATCGAGCGCGGCGAAGGCAACCCAGCCTACTGCATTGTTGTGGCAGTCTGCGCCGCGCTCAACATCGCCCCGCCGGATCACTCGACTGTTTAAGCATAAAAAGAGCCCTGATCAGCCTGCCCGCGAAAGCTACTGATCAGGGCCCGAAGCTAGGAGTCTCCATGGCTAGTATACCATACTCTGGGATCACTGAACGCCTTGATTCTGGCGTGGTGACCGAACCGCTATCGCAGGCCCCCGATCCGATCGTTGCTCCGCATTCTATTGCGGTAATCCTGTTGGTGACCGGATCTTTCCTGCTGGGCTGGGTTGGTCGAGCCGCCTTCTTGCCGTATGATTATTATCAGCTGGCATGGTTGGTGCCAATAGTTACGCTGCTGATCGCCTATGGGAACAGACATGAAACAGAATGAGAAGCCCATGGAGCGCTGGGAGTCATGGCCCCTCTGGGCCCTGGGCCTGAGCAACGGGCTCAACATCGTGCTATGGTACGTGCTGAGCATGGCCCGCGTCGACAGCCCCGAGCTACCGATCGGTATTCTCGGGGCCCTGTCAGCCTGGCTGCCGCTGATCGTCGTCGGAGGGGCCATCGCTCAGGCGCTGAGCCTCGACGGTGCGCTGATCGCAACGATTGCAGGCGCCCGGCATGGCCGCGTGGGGATCTGGACATGGGCAACCATCGTCGGCGCCGGTCTGTTCTCAGCTGCGATCAGCTATGCGGTGCACAGTGGCAAGATCGATCAGCTGCCGGGGCTGCATGTGGCGTCGGCCGTGATCCTGATCCTGTACAATTTGCACCTTGCCCAGCCGCGTAAATTGTTGACAGCACCTTCCGGCGCTGCTTTGGATCTGCCTGCCAGCGACGCCAGCGCCTACCGTATAACGGATATAAAAACGCCAGCGTTGATCGCCGGCGACAGCCCAGCGCTGAAGCCGTGCAAATACTGTCAGCAGCCGGTTAGCTTGGCGATGGCAGGACAACACGGAAAGCACTATAAGCAGCATGGGATCTGCGTCGCTGGGTAAATACGTCGACGCAGCATAATTCGTAACGTAGCAGAATCAAGGCAGATGGAGTGTAAACAATATGACACAACTTCGCTTCTTCAGTTCCGGCGGCGGCAAGCAGAGTATTGCCGCGCTCGTCTTATCGGCCCAGGGCTTGATCAACTATCCCGTACATATCTTTTGCAATGTCGGCGATGATAGCGAGCATCCTGACACAATAGACTATGTTCGCAATATTGCCATGCCGTATGCTAAAGCGCATGGGGTTGAGTTTGTCGAGCTTGCGCCGGTCTATTCTCATCAGCGATCATTGTATCAATTGCTCTTTGACGAGAACACCCCAAGCATACCTATGTATTTTGAACATGGCCCACTAGCAAACCGATCATGTACAAAGCATTATAAAGTTGAGCGGATCGCTTCCGAAGCGAAAGCGCGCGGCGCAACGAAGGATGAACCTGCTATCATCGGCCTGGGGATAAGCCTCGACGAGTATCACCGCATGCGCAATGACAACCCAGAAAAATACATTATTCGCGAGTATCCATTGATCGATCTACGGTTGTCGCGCGGGCGATGCGTCGAGATCATCAAAAAAGCCGGACTGCCAGTGCCGCCCAAGTCGTCATGCTGGTTTTGTCCGTTTGGATCGGTGCGCCGATGGCGTGAAGTAAAAGAAGAACATCCTGATTTATTCAACCAGGCGATCAAGCTAGAATTGCGCATCAATGATAAGCGCGCCGCCAAAGGTAAAGATGGTATGTATTTTACAAAGTATCGGATACCACTTGATCAAGCTGTGCAAGGCACTCAGCATGAGATGGAATTTGACGACACATGCGAATCCGGTTTTTGCATGACATAGGGGTATCATGTTCTCAGGACGTACGACAACAACGATCAGCAGCCCGGCGCATGGGCCCCTGGACTATAACAGTCTCAGGCCCAGCTTTGCGACGCTTGCGCCGCTCTTCGGGCTGACGATGATCAGCCTACTGCCGATCGGCGTTGGCGCGCTCTTCGTCTACTGGGCCATGCCGCTGTCGACCGGCCTGCAACTGATCAGCGCAGTCTTCGGCGGGCTGTTGGTATTGGCTGGGGCGCGGTTCTTCTGGCCCCTGTCAGCCGATATCCCTGACGCGATCAAGCAGTATCATGCCATGGTCTATGCATGGCACTCGGCAGAGCTCGACAAGTACCAGACCGGCGACGGTATGATCACCGCTCAGCAGATGAGCGAATGGTCATATACTGAGCGCGACATGCGCCATGTGGCGCTGGCAGTCCTCTGGCTGATCTTAGAGCAGCCCCGTTCGTTGTCGATCGAGCGCCTAACCAAAGGCCCGATGCAACTGAATATTGGCCATCGCGCGTTTAAGCTCGTCGACATGACCCAGGATGGCGCCGCGGGCTTCCTCGACCTTTGCGCGCGTGCAGGCGTGATCAGCGGTCGAGGGCCGCGCACTGCCGGTACAATAGCGATCTTGGATAGCAGGCAAGCTGCCATGAAGATCCTGAGCGAAGCCAGCCGCAACCCGGCCATGTTTGGGAGCGATGAGCCATGATCGACCGTGACAAATTCCCGAAGCACACTGCACTGCAAGGCATGGGATCGCAAGCATCCACATGGCTGTGTGAACAGATCGAGCGCAACGACATGACGACATACGAAGCGCTCTATATTGTTCAGAGGTTGTTTGATACCGTTATGCGATTGATTGAGCACGACAAACGAGAGCACGACGATGGAAACTGATCCGCTGAAGCGGCTCGACGACTGGCAGGCGCTCTGCGATTGGCTTGAAGATCGCGCCTACAATGCCAGCTATAACCCGAAGTGTCGAGGTGCCTATTTGCTGAGCGGCTATTATCCGGCTCGACGTACGATCAGCGTCGACGACACTGATCGGTTGCCGATCTTCGTTTATAACGGCGTGCCATCGTATCACAAAAAAGACTATCCGAATCCCGAGTACCAAGCCGAGCGCAAGCGGGCTGCATACTATACACTGATCGTCAAAGAGCGATCGCGCCTTCAGCTCGTCTACTGGGCAACCGGCTACGGTTGGCGATTGCGCAAAGACTATCAGGCAAAGATCGACGCTGAGCGCGAAAGACTGTCGAAGGAAGGCCCGTAATGCTCTATCTGATAACATTCATCGTCGGCATTATCGCCGCTAGATGGCTCTTAAAGCCACTGGCGGCGCTCTGGCGTGCGGCGCTGTTTATCCTGAGCATTATCATAGCTTTTCGGATTACGGCTGTCCTAGCCCCGCTCAGCCTCGATCTCGACTGGCATGGCTTCTGGGGTAGCGCCGCGCTGGGCCTGCTGTTTATGCTGTTCTTTGGCGGGGCCTGGTTTTATCTTCTGGGATGGCGCGGCCGGGCCGCCGCAACCGAAGCCGAAGAGATCGATCGCGCGCGGCAGAAGGCGATCAGAGATCGCAAGGTTGCCTAGGCATAGCCCACAATCTGAAGCCAGATCACCGGAGTCCCCTGGGCCGGGCTGACGTAACAGAGCGGCCCCGGCACCCAGCCCTGATCCATGTTGTCAACCCCAGCAACCTGCGAATTGACCGTGAAGAAAAACGGAGTCGCCGTTGTGCCGCACCTAGCGCGTACGTTGGCGATCGGCGCGTTCATCGTCAGTCGCACAAGATAGCTGTTGGCAACCGGTACGCCAAACGTCGCCGGTATGTCGAGCATGACGCCTGCTGTTAACGATCGGGCTTCCCATGCCGGATTCGTTCGAACACTCGGCAGCAGCGTAACCCCGCCGGCCGCCCATGGATCGTCGACGCCTGGGATCGGATCCCAGTATCCGCCGACGAAGCCGGTTTTTGTGATATTCGGCGACTGCTGCGGCACCGCGCTTGCCCAGGCCCACAGCGATCCATCCTGCCGAATGATACAGCCCCCAGCGGCGATCTGAGATACGGCGTCGACGCCGCCGCCGCGAAACGTGTGTACCAGTTCTCTGCTCAGGCTGCCAGGCCTGACGCGAAACACTTGTAGATCCTGCGAGGTGCCGCCCTTTTTAGCGATGGCGATCCCGTAGATGTTGCCGTTGGGATGATAGAACGTCGGCATGGCGTTGAGCACATGCTCATAGCCTGCATAGTTCATCAGTGGGGTAAATAGTGCCATGTTACGGCCTCATCGATTCAAAAACCTTGTCGAAGCCTTGATTCTTGAAGGCTGCGAGCAACGTTGGGATCGCCGTAAACAAGGCGTCGATCGTTGCCTTATCAACATGCTTCAGGCCCTGTTGCCCTGAGAAGTCTGAATCCACAAACGCAAGCGGCGTGCCGCCTGGGCCGCCGCTGTCGCGTCGAGCGCGCAAGGCGTCGAGGTTATACAGCGCTTCCATGAGATTCGGCGCTAGTGCCGTCGCGTCGCGCGCAACCTTCTGACGTTTCTCGACCTGATCGACTGCCATGCTCTTGTCCTTCTTTTTAGGCAACGAAGTAATTCGCCGTATAGATTACCAGTCCGGCCGCCTCGATCGCGACAACGGCAGAGTTGGCATTAGTGGCGGGCGATGTCATCACAATATACGCGGTGTTGTTGAGCAACTGCCCGATCGGTGCTGAGTTTGCAAACGTGACAAGGTTGGTACGCACCGGCACCGCGTAGAATTTATTGGTTGTGTTCACTGCCGTAAACGGCAACGACAGCCGCGCGTCACCGGTGCCGGTTGCGGCTGACCATTCGAGGGTTGCCGTCGCGACGACGAGCGCGCCAACGCGCACCCAGGCCCCGAACTGCGTAACATACGTCGTCGCGCCTGCGGTCGTGCCGCCGACGTATGTCGGCACCCATGTACCGAAATCATAAAACTGAGAGAAGCCCGGCACATTGCCCGGCACCTCGCGAGTCTCGGTTTGCTTCAGGCGCTGATTATTCTCATAGAGCAGCTTGAGCATGTCATTCTGATCGCTCATGTCACGCTCCGAAGCCCACACGCGACGCGCCGGCCGTTGCCGTCGATCCGCTCGCGGATCAGGTCGAGCCTGACATCATACTGCATGGCGCCTTGCTCAGCTGTTACAATGTCGCCCAGGTCGAAGTCTATGCCGCGCGTCAGTGCAGGCGTCTCAACCAATTCGCCGGTAAACAGGATCAGCGGGCGACTTGCGCGGAGTCCGCTATCGGCCTCATCGTCGACCGCTGCCTGACTCGCGACGTTCGTCGCGTCGCGAAATTTCTCGATCCGCCCAAACGGGCTGACGCTTGCGCGCGTCGCGTCGAAGGCCGTCCCGATCAGCCGATCGGCCTCTTCGCCCTGCCCCCCGGCAACGATAAAATTCGCCGCTTCGGTATAGTCGATCACAAGATGGGCATTCGTCAGGTTGCCGCGCAAGCTCGACAGGATCACCGGGTTGGCAGTTCCCACGCGCCGATCGACGCCGCGCTGTGTGGCGTAGGTTCTAAGCTCTAAGGTTGATTCGGTTGGCGCGAATACCTCAAAGGTTAGATAGACGCCGGCTGTTGTCGACGCCTGGGCCAAATCGGTGCACACGTCGAGCAGGTTACGCCGGGCCGCCGACTTTGCGATGCTCGACCCCAACCCCAGGTTGGCCTGCTTCGTAAGATACGCGCTCACATCAGCGTACGTCTCGACCCCATCACGATCGGCCCCGACAATGCCGGCCAGCATATTTTCGTTGACAAACGCCTTGATCTGATCGTCGGCGAATGTCGCCGTTTTGGTTGTGTAGGTTGAGCCGGCCGCATAGGCGATGATCCGCCGGTCGAGTAAATTCGTCGAATGATAGGCCCGAACGAAGGTCGAGGTTGGCCCATAGTCAATATACCGGATCTGATAGATCGCCCCGTTGTCGAGGTACGGTACACGACCATTGATCGCCCGCCAGACGCCGATCCGCGCATCCTCCAGCAGAAACGATGTATTGAAGCTACTCGGCAGCGTTGTCTCAAGCACGCCGATCGCGCCCGGGCTGCAATTCAGCGTAACGTCGAGCGGCACCGTCGCAGTGCCCGGCCCGCCCGGCGTGCCATAGGTTGCGCACTCGACGAGCGGTACGCCAAACGGATCGCCGAATCGCAGTGTCGTAAATACTGCCATCTAAGGCACATCGTCTAGACTGAGATAGGCCGGCCGATAACTCAGCACCGCAACAACGGTCGTCGACGCCGACAGCAGATCGATCACATTCGCCCCAGGCTGAAGATAAAATTCAGCCGTGTTGCTGCCGCTCAGCACCGCGTTGGCGATGTTGCCTTGAAAGTTACTTGTAAAACTCAAGTTATCCGGCGTAAAGATGAGCGTCGCGATCTCGCCAACGTTGAGCGTCAGATTCAGATAGATCGCCTTATTGGTTGTCGGGTTCGTAATCTGATAAATGCGCGCGGTGCCGCTCGACGGCCCGTAGATTGTCACGGTTGGATAGGATCGCGCGGTGCCTGGGTTTGTGATCGTCGTCAGCCCGCCCTGCGTCGCCGTGCCGAACGAGCTATACCCAACGTACAGGTTGCCCGCACGATCCGGCGTGATGGCCTGCACGGTTACAGAACTGACGAGATTATTATCACTGCCAACCCAGGTCGATCCATTCCAGTGCGCCATGGAGCTGCGAAGCGCGATCCCGCCCGAGTTGGTAAATCCCCCAGCCGCCCATACCGTACCATCCGGCATCATCGTCAGCACCTGCACCGTTGTGTTGAGCCCGGCCCCCATCGGGAACCATGACACGCCATTCCAATACGCCGTACGTACGACCGTTACGCCGCCGGCCGTGGCCATGTCGCCACCCGCGTATAGAATATTATTCGGCCCAATGGCCAGCGCGCGTACGCTGTTATCCATGCCGGTCGACAGCGCCGATGCCGCGCTGCCGTTCCATGATGCCACGCGGATCGCTGATGTGCCGTTGACCGTCGTAAAGTCGCCGCCGATGTACAGGATCGCCCCTGGGCCCACTGTAAGCGCCCGTACAACGTCGTTGGCCCCAGTGCCCAGCGCAGACCATGCCGATCCATTCCATTTCGCGAGCCTGAGCGTATTCGCGACGCCGCCCATGGTCGTGAAGGTGCCGCCGACGTACAAATTGTTTGTCTGATCGACGGTCATGGCCAGAATGCCAGATCCGCCGGTTACACCAGTCCCAAGCGCCGACCATGCGCTGCCATTCCATTGCGCGATATTGTTCGTATTCGCCACGCCGCCCATGCTGGTAAAGCTGCCGGCTGCATACAACACGTTATTCGCGCCCATGGCCATCCAGACAACGTTGCCGCCCGCCGCCCCAGTGCCGAGCGGATGAAACAGCCCATCCGTCGGATCGTAGTAGGCGATCCGACTCGTATTCGCGACGCCGCTTGCGGTCGCAAATACGCCGCCGATATACACTTTTCCATCCTGCCCAACCACGATCGCATTGACATCGCCCGACGCGCCGTTGACCGTGCCGCTGCTGACGCTCGACCAGAGCCCGGTTAAGGGATTCTGCACTTGAATATAGTTTGCGTTGCTGACGTTCTGCTGCACGCTGAGCGCCGATCCGCTCTCGCCATCGGCCAACACCACACCCAAGTACTGGGTGAATGTCATCGGCGCGACGCTGGCCAGATGATTGTCAGTCGAGCCCTCTAGCCCACCTTGATACTTGCCCAGCAGGCGACAGGTCGAGGTTGACAGTTGTCCGCACTCGTCGACGACATCACGCAATAACACCAGTCGCTGATCGAGCGCGACAAGATCCCGGTCGAGCAGCCGCGACAGCCCGCCGCGCTGTTGCCTGAGCGAAAGATAGTCGCCGCTCGACTCGAAGTTGCCCGTAATCGTGAACTGGCGCGTTGGCTTGCGCGTGTAATCGTCGTATCCACCGTCGATCCGCGCATACTCAGTCGCGACGTTTTGCGGGGGATTGAGCCCCAGGCCGATCAGGGCAGTGAGGAAGAAGCCAAAGTAGCGAAATGGTACCACCATGCCCCCCGCGCGTGTGAGCGCGCTGCGCACGCTTGTGGAGGCGTGCGGCGTGCCTGTCCAGTAGAACGGTATAGGATTCTGATTCGGCACTAGTCCCAGCTGCGCGCCGTCGAGGTAGGTCGACACGGTTTCGCCTGCTGCAAGCGCCTCGACCTGTGCCCCGTCAATATAGAAGACTGATAGCTCAGTGCCGCCAGCCTTGCGGAGTGTTAGGCGCCGGGTCGTCGTCGAGCTCTCCGTGTAGTAACCATACACCCACTGCCAGCGCCCCGAGGCGACAAACGTGATCGCCGCAAGCTCGACGCCGGCCGTCGTTTCAAGCGCGATCTTGTAGCTCTTTCCGTTGATCCCCAGCACCTTGCATGAGTAGGCGTACGCGGTGCCGCTGACGAGTGACACAGTATCATAACGCGCCCCGTCGGTTGTCGCCGCTGTTGGCGTTACAGCCAGGCTGTAGGCGCCGTGATACTGAAAGCTCGTCGAGCGCGCGATACTGCCGCCGATCGCCGTCCATGATGTGGTATTGGTTTCGAAGCTGGGATTGATAACTAAGTTTGTCCGGGCGACAGGAACAATCACGCTGATCCGGTCGTCGAGCGGATAGCCGTTGACGATCGGCGGCAGCGTAAAGTAGTTGCGCGTTTGAAACATCATAGAAGCGCTGCCCCAGCTATCGCCATGCTGTCACTCAGCACGCCGGGCGATTGATTGGTATAGATCGGCATGTTCAGATTCGTTGTGCTGCTATAGCTTGTTGCCCCAGTGTAGGCCGGGTTTGTCGGCACGCTCGACGGATTCGCGATCTTATTGTACATGCCCCCGAGCAAGTCAACGATCTTAATCTGATCGTCGGTTAGCTTCAGCCCTGACAGTGCCTTCATGATGTCGTTGATCTGCTCTGCAATCGCCTGGGCCGGGCTGACTGCCCCCTCTTGCTTCTTGTAGAATTGATCGAGCTCGGCATCCTGGGCGCGACTGATCAGGATCAGTTGCTTGTTGAGCCGATCTTTATCTTCGTCGGTTGTCGCCTCGGCGATCTGTTGTCGAATCTTCAGCAGCTCAAACTCATGCGCTGATGCCATCTTGAAGTAATCTGCCTGGGCCTTGGGATCGGCAAAAAGTTGTTGCGACTTTTTGAGCAGTGTGTCAAGATCCTGGGTAACGATCTTTTGTTGAAAGGCATCCTCGATCTTTGCAACGTCGTCGAGGTTCTTTGCAAGCTGCCGATCAATTGTCGAAGTTGCGCCGAAGCCTTCGGCGATGGCATTATTCATCGCCCGGCCGATGTTTTCCATTTCGTCAACAAGATCCTCACTCAGCCCGCCGATCAGGTTGGTCATCTCGGGCCATGTGCGCTCGACGCCGATCATGAGCCCTTGCACAAGTTGCTCACCGAAGGTTGCGAACATCTTTGACGGGCTGCTGATCCCAAAGAATGCTTTTACATCGTCTTCGAGTCCACTCAGCAGGCTCAATACCCACGACACGAAACCATCCCATGAATTGCTGATTCCTGAGCGAATACCAGAGACAATCGCCGTGCCAATCTCGCCCCAGTCGATCTTATCGGCGATCTCGACAAGCATGTCCCAGTTGTCTGTCCACAGCTTGACAATATCGGCAAGGCTCGTATCGAAGAAGCCTGCAATGAGATCAAGAAAGCCAGTTACAATGCCCTGAATCGCCTTTGTCTGCGTGTCGATAATACCCCACAGGTCTTTCCACGCCTTGTCCCAGTCGCCATGGATCAGATCAAGCGCAACCTTCAGCACGCCTTTGATAGTGTCGAGCGTACCAGTGATAATCGAGCTAATCATATCCCATGCGCCTTTGAGGATCTTCTGAATCTCACTGCCATGATCGTCGATGAATTTCGCAATCGTCTGGAGGATGGGCGGCACAATTGCATCGTACAAATCAAGCGCAATGTTGACGATCTCGATGATGGTGTCCCAGGTTTCTTTGAAAAAGGCGTCAATCTCTTCGCCATGATCTGCAATAAACTGCTGCACTTGCGGCAGCACCGCGCCGATGATCGCCATGTAGCCAGCGGCGACATCGTTGACAACGTCAATAACCTTTTCCCAAATACCGTTGAGGTCGTCGATCTTATCGCCCAGTTGATCCGATGCGCCGCCCGCGTCGTCGAAATAACTTGCGAGATCTTGAATGCCTTCAACGATATCGTTAATAAGATCGCCTGGTAGCCCAAGGTCGTCAGCCAGGCCCCCGATCGCTTCGGCGAACTCGCTCGACCCGGCCCCGGCGTCAGTGAAGGCCCCGACAATTTCTTGCACATCGGCAACAAGTACGTCGATAACACTTGCGATGCCTTGCATCGTCGGCGACAGCTTATTAAACGCTTCGTCATCCCCAAACAAGGCTGATGCAAAGTCGGTCAAGGTATTAACGGCCGGCGCAATATAGTTGTCGAGCAAATCACCCAGGATCGGCAGCAGAGCTGATCCGATCGTGATCTGTAGCGCCTCGACACTGCCCTTTGCGTTATCTAGGCTTGTCTCAAAACCGGCCTGCTTGAGTGCAGCCGTCTCAGCTACGCCGTTGGCCTTGTCCATGGCATCGGCCATGTTGCCGTACGCGGTCGAGCCGCCATCGGCCAGCGCCGCCGCCGCGCTCATGGCATCATTGCCGAAGATTTGCTGCAACGCGCTAGCCTGCTGTTCTTTTGTCAGCCCCTTCAGGCTATCTTGCAGCAGTTGACTCGCCTGCTGAAAGCCGACGAAATTGCCCTGAGCATCATAGAAGGACGATCCGGCTTCTTCCGTAAACAGCCCGAGCGCTTCCATGGCTTCAGTCGCCGGTTTTGTCGTCGGCTGCAGCCGGGCGATCATGTTCTTGAGACTGTTCCCGGCCTCGGAAGACGACGCGAATCGCGGTGCTAACAGCGCAAGCGTTGTTGTCAGATCCCCGAAGCCGACGCCGGCCGTTTTCGCAATGCCCTGCGCGTTAAAGATGCCCCGGCTTAATCCCTCGACATCCGTCGCGCTGGCATTCGCCGCCTTTGCCATAAGATCGGTTGCCTGGGTTAAGAATGCGGTTTTTTGCTCAGCCGTGGCATTGGCGTCAGTCCAGCCCCCGAGCACCTTCGACGATATCTCGGCAGCCTTGACAAGATCGCCATCCATCGCCGCAGCTGCAAACTGAATGTTTCTTTCAAGGCCCCCGGCCGCGATGATCGCCGGGTCGATGCCGCCCTTGACCATCTCAGTCGCTGCCTGCTGCACTTCGCTGGTTGAGACTGGCAGCCGCTTGCCGATGTCGAGGAATAGATCGCGAAAGTCTTCAAGCCCTTTGGCGTCGACATCCTTGCCGGCGACAGCTTGAAAGTTGAGCATGCCGGATTCGAATTCGCCCGCAAGCCCAACCGAATCCTTCAGGAATCCGCCGATCGCCTTCACGCCCTGGGCCGCAAACTCGACCAGCGCGGCGCCAACATGCCGCAAGGCCCCAGTCATCACCTCTTGAAAGGCGCTGGCTGACTTGTCGCTACTGCCCAACGTCTTATAGAAGCCGGTCGTTGACTGATCGGCTTTGTTCATGTCGCTGACATACGCCGCGACGCCTTGCGCTATAAGTTGGACGCCAGCTTCATCTAAGGCCATCTATCGCCTGCTTGCCCGCCGCTGCTTGCGCAGCCGGTCGAGGGCTTCTTGATATTCGAATCCGTGTTCAATGTCATACTCTGCCACGTACGCTGCCTGATCGTCGCCGTCGAGATCCCTGAAGTATTCCCAGGTTAGCCCGCGCCATTTCGCAACCCGGCGCAGCTTATAGATCCATGCGTAGGACTGCGATCCGCGCTTGCCCTTGAAGCGATCAAGCGGCGTTCCCTTCCATGCCGCCTGGAAACATGCGCCGGTGCAGTGCCACCTGGGCTTCCTGGGGCAGTCCTCGACCGAAGACCTCCATGAACAGTCGCGATTGATCTTCGTTCGTAGGCGCGATAACATAGCCCAGATACGCGGATCGATCGTTCTCTGGGAGCTCGATCCCCAGCATCGCATAGGTTTCGCGCAGGTCGGCAAGCCGAGCCTGATCGACATCGAAGACGAGCCCGATCCGCTCCATGATCGTCAGCAGCTTCTGACTTGTCTTCGACGCGACAGCCCCGCGCCATTCGCTCATGGCTGCAATGTATTCTGGGTTGTGTTCGTTGGGTATATCGCGCCAAACGTTTGGCTCTGTTTCCATGCTCTGCGTTGGCACGGGAGGTCGACTGTCTTCTAAGTCGCGCTCAGCGGCGGCCTGAGCCTTGCCCATGATATCGCCCGGCTGCCGATTGAGCTTGACCGTAATCCCGCTCGACAGCGTGATCGACTGGGCCGCGTTTTGTTTCGCGGCCCCGTTCGATTTAATCAGTTCTTCAGCTACCATTGTCTTAGCTACCCCTTTAACCAGATCCGCGAACGCTTGCATGTTGTCCGGTTCGTTGCGCATCGTCGCCATAATGCCCCCCACAAGGCCCCTAGGAAGCGATTAGAGCAGCGTTGGTGCCCCACTGAGCAGTACGCCGTCCGTAAGGCTGCTAGCGAGCCCGGCGACAAGAAGATAGTTGGCCGCGATCCCGATGTCGGCCGCCGTCGGATAGGCCAGCCGATTCGCCCGCGCGAAGACCGGCCATGATCCGATGCGTACCGTCGAGGCGTTATCGGCCCAGGTGCCGCCGCCATCCAACGACGTGATCAGATAGGCGACGCTCGACAGCGCGTACGCGATCCAGACGACTTCGCGCGTCGCATAGATGATATCTTGCACGGTACCGCCGGTTCGGGGCAGTCCATCAATGGCCCACACTGCGCCATTGTTGACCGTGTGATACACGTTGCCGTTGCTGCCGCCGACTCGAAAGTCGCGCGAGCTCAGCACGGCGACCGCTGTTAACGTTGTTGCCGCTGGGGCCGTCACGGTTGCCCAGGTCGAGCCGTTGTTGATCGAGCGATAGATCCGTCCGTTGGCGCCGACGGCCATGATCGTCTCAGCCGCGCCCGTAATGCGATTGAAGTTATCAGTGCCGCCGCTGTCGATCAGCGTTGGCGCGATGGCGATGTCAGCCGTGCGATAGATCCGGCCCGACGATGCACAGAAATAGATCGCGCTCGACGACTGCACATAGACATCCGTCATGGCCACTGGCAGCGTGACACTGTTCCATGTCGAGGGAGCCCCAGTGTCCTGATTGATCGCCGTCCAGAATAGAGTCGTCGCGTTCGTTCCGACGAAGAGCACCGATCCGCTGATGTCGATATACGCGGGCTCGGCCGTCAGGCCAATGCCCGTAATGCTCGACGTTGCCCATGTTGCGCCGCCGTCGATCGAGTAGACAAGTTGCCCGGCTGCTGAAGGACTGCCGACATTTGCGCGCGTGATGGCATATTGCAGCAGCGTGCCATCATTCAGCACACCGCAGTTGCCGCAGGTGTTGACCGTGCCGTATACGGCGTCGATCACCTCGACCACGACATCAGTTGTCGCCTCGTCGCCAAAGCTCACCACGCCAACCGGATAGATCGCGATGCCCTTTGCGTCGACGCTATCTTTCAGCGGGTCGTCGCTATCCATGGCCATGCGCGTGCCGAGATCAACAGTCCCCTCAAACTTCATGCTGCTGTAAATCAGCATGTAGCTTTCCCAGCCGCGATAGAAGTCTGAGAGATCGGCGCATCGGCCGTGCACTTCGTACAGATTGAAGCTGCATAGCGGCGCGGTTAAGACACGCGGAATGCCGCCCCAAGATTCCAGGAACACCAGACTCACGGTTGGCAGATCCGGTGCGCTCAGCGTGCGACTGACGAGCCGATACTTATCCGGCCGCCGCGGGTCTGGTACATAGATTGGGTCGATCGATCCGTTCGTCGGCAGCGCCGCGCCATCGATGAAGTTGTATTCTGTGTTGATCCCAAAGAAGTACCGTTGCCCGCCTGGGCCGGCCGGCTGATAAAACGATCGGGTTCCTAGCTGCTTGATCAGTTCGCTGTCGTCGAGTACGGTGCCTGCTGCCATGGTGATTCTCCTTTAGCCCGCGTAGATGCCGCGAGTCAGTTGCTGCCGGGTCATGTACCGATAGGCGTATATCTGCCCGCGTCGACTGCCTAGCGGGTTTGTAAGGTCATTCGGCGCGCTATACAGTTGATCCGTTGCGCCGGTGCGGCTGATGTCCCACTGCCATTCTGAAAGCTCCTTGTTGGCTGACGTGCAGGCGCAGATCGGCCGCGCAAGCTCTGCCGCCGCTAGTCGAGCGACAACCACTGCCTCATTGTGTTGCATCTCGATCCCGTCGAGCGGCAGCCCAGCCTGATAGCGGATCGTGACGCTATCCGGCGGCCGGCACCTCGACCAATTGCAGACTGACATCCATGTGCCGGTTGTGCTGTCGTACGCCGCCTGCCCAAACGCGACGATCCCAGCCCCGGCGTCGCGAATGGTTGCCCTGCACAGCGCCGTTGCCGTCGCCGCCGGATCGCTGTTGTTGTTCGGTGCCGGGCTGCAGCAGTTGCCCCAGGCTGGCCATGGCTGCGTTTCCCATGTCAGAAGAGCCATGCATGTCGCGTTAGTTGTCCCAGTCGGATCGCAGTGCCGCCGAAAGATCTCGATCGTTGGCGCGCACACCGTCGCCGCTGGGGCGATCGCATTGCCCGGGTCGAGGGGGCCAGACGCCGCGCCTTGATAGCGTACCGGCCGCACAAGCGTCCATGTGTCGAATACCACCGTCGCCGTTGTGCCGACGATGGAAACGGAGCGCGGCTGCACCTCCGGAGGTGTAACGGGGCCGCAGTCGGCAGCGATGAACCGGGCGATCACCTCATCTTCAGTCGTACCGGTCGGCACCGTTGCGACAGCCGTTGCGGTTTCGAATAGATTGTCGCCATCCTCGTCTGAGTACACAAGGGCCTGCACATCCGGCGTGCTGTCGACTGGAATGCCCAGGCACCTGATCTCGCCTTCAGGTAGCGCAACCGTCAACCATTGGCCATCGGCCCCGATGTCAGCCAGGCGCATGAACCGCGTATCGCCCAGTCGAGGGTATTGCAGTGTCGTCGATCGGTAGGCTGGGGCCGGGTTGATCAACGTGTACTGTCGCATGAGATCTTCGGCCCGCCGGATCGCCGTTCGCACGTTCGCTCGACCGGCGCGATCGGCAAACTGCCAATCGTATTCATTCATGATCGTCGAGCATTGCGCGTTGAGTGGGATCAGGCTGTTGACCAACTGATAGCTGTGCCATGGGTTGAAGCCCATAAGCGCAAGCCAGCGGTTTAACGAAAGTCCAGACATGCGGTTATCCTATCGCTGGCAGCGCGTGTAGCGCTTGCCGACTCTTGGCATCGTTCGTCGTTACGTTATAAGTTGCCCAGGCGGCCCGCACGGCCGCCAGCGTCGCGACGTTGGCCGTACCGTAAACAGTGCCGAACTTCGTTCGTGTGTCGTATGTGTTCCGGTCACAGATCGAGCCGCCCGAATCGTCGCCGCTGCCGCCCCAGTCAAAGAGCACCCCACGCCGTACGATGATCTGATTATCCACCAGCGTGATCGTGCCGCACTTGTTTGCTGTATCGCCGCGCAGCACCCGCGCCGCGAAATTAGCCCCGGCGATCAGCTTGTTGTGATGCGCGTTGGCGCCCGTCGCCGCCTTGAAGTACAGCGCCGCGTTGGCCGCGACCGTCGCGCCGCCAACAAACGTGTTGTATCGCACGACTGCCCCAGCGCACTCCTTAATTACGCATGCGTAATCGTAGGCCGCCGGCACAAGACACGAGTCGATCACAAAGTTAGAGCAGCCTGCCCCTACTAACAGCGCATGGCCCACCAGTGCCACATTGCGCACGATCGTGCAGTTTGTCATGCTGCCAGTCGTCGCGTTGCCCGCGGTGCCGTCGACCCCGAGCGTTACCGTCCCGACTGCCACCGCGTTGCTGATCAGGCAGTTGGCGATCGTCAGCGCGGCCCCGTTGGCGTCGATCGCGTTGCTCGATCCGCCTGCGATAGTGCCGCCCGTAATCGCGATCGTCCCAGCGCTGATCGTTCTGATGCCCTTCACCGCGCCGCTGATCGCGCACCCGTTAAAGGTGCCGCCGGCCCCAGCATTTTGCAGCAGCACCCCGCCTGCTAGCGTGCAGGTTGTGAAGACTGGACTGATCGTGCCGGTGCCGGTTGGCGCGAAATAGGTGCCGCCGTTATAGCTGCCGCTGGGACTCGTCGTCGTTGTGCAGTTGAGAAAGACAACTGAATTAGCAACGATCCCGGCCGCGCCAACGTGCGCGATGCCGCCGATCGCGCTGGCGTTTGCGCTGGCGTCGATCAGACAACCGTCGAATGTTAGATTAGTACAGTTTGCGTTGAAGCGGAGCGCATAGCTGCTGCCGCTGCGCATGCCAAACGTTAGATTCTTAAAGTACAGATGCGCCGATGCGCCGGTATTGAAGATCGTATTCGACGCGCCCGAGGCGCCGACGATGATCACATTCGCCGCGATCCCATTCAGGCTCTGAATCGTGATGTCGCTCGCGACGCTCTTTGCGATCGTCCATGCGCCGCTGGCTGATGTGTTTTCTGTATAGGTGCCGTCGCCGGCGTTGATCGTATCCCCAGCCACCGCGACGCTGATCGCCTTCGTAAAGGTTGCCCACGGCAGCGCCTGACTGCCAGTGCCGGTTGTGTCGTTGCCGGTTGTCGCGATGTAGTAGATCGTCATGCGATGGCTCGTGTTACCAGCGTAATCACCCGCGCGCCGCCCTGGCTGACTGGAGCCCCAGCGGTGCCGCTGCGCAGTTTGAGATAGCGCATGCCAATAAAGTCAGCAGGCGACAGTACAATGTTGTGGGCCTGCACGGCAACGATCGTATACTCGACGCCGAACGCATCATACAGATCCTGGTACGTCAGCCCATCGGCGCTCGTCTGGAGCGTAATGCTTGCGGCCGTCCATGTCGCCGGCATCTGCAATCGGATCAGCCCGGCCCCGGCCAGGTCGACTGCGCCGCTCAGGCTTGCGCCGTTGGCAACCGTAACGGTTGTCGTGCTGATCGTTGCTGCCGCTGGGGCCGGCGGGGCTGTGTTGCCTGCCCCGTACGGTTGACCATCGGTGCCGACGAGATAGACCGGTTGCGCCGGGCCGCCCTGCTGAATGATGCTTGTCATGTCGACCATCCTATTGTGCCGAAGTAGCCCGCAAACGGCGCGCTTGTGTCACGAAAGAGCATGGCCAGTTTGCCCGGCACCGCTCGGGTATGAATCAGCGGGATGTCGACCGGCGCGGCGTCGAAGGCAAGCAGCGGATCATGCGCCTCGTCGAGCCCGTTGAACAGCTGCACATACGCATCCTGATCGACCGTCGTGATATAGCTGACGATCAGCCGATCGGTTGCCGTGTCATAGTCGATATCGCCGGTTGGCGCGTAGCTGTGCGCCCCGAGCGCGCTGTAGACGTCGACGATCGTTACCACATCGCCCGGCGTAATCTGCGCATAGCTCCATGTGTCGCCGTCGGCGTTGCTCTTCCATGTGGCGATGCCTAGGTAGATGTTACCTGCACTGTCCTGCCTGGGCTTCGACAGTAATTCGCCTTTGAGCGCATAGCCCGTATCGGTGCCGGCGCGCGTCAGGTTGCTGATCGTGACGGGGGCTGCGAGGGCAGTCCAGTTGCTAGAACCTGGGGCCCATGTTGCCTTGCGTCCCAGCCATGCCCCAGCCATGCCCACCCCCGACAAGGTGCCGTTGTGATATCCCAGGAACAGATCGCTATTGGCCAGCCGAATCAGCGCCGGGTGCGGTATACCGTTCGTTGCGTTTGCGACGAGCGCGGTATAGCTTGCACTGCCGGGCGCGTTGCCAATCGTTGTGACACTCGCGATCCCGACATGTGCCCAGTTGAGCGCGACGCCATCGGCTGCCGTATTCGTCAGCGTTCGCATCACGGCTCGGATCTCGTTGCCCACGCCGCCGACGCCGGTATTGCGCGCCGCCCAGGCCATCACAACCGCGCCATGAGCCCCATACGCCGCATCATTCAGCCATAGGATGCATGGATGCTCATAGACCATGGCGCCGGTCGTCTGCGCGTCGATCACCGCATAGCCCGCGTTGAGCGCTGTCCAGTTTGTAATGTTGTTGCTGCCGTCGCGCGTCGGCTTATAGCGCCGGTACAAAATGCCATCGGTCGCAGCTTGCGCATTCCAGATTACTTCAAGCGTATCATCCAAGCTGTTATAGGCTGCCGCCCCGCGCGTGATAAAACCGATCGCCGGGCCATCGGCCCAGTTCGAGCCGAGATCATTCGAATACGTGATCGCATGGCTGCCGCCGCTATTCTCACTGATCGTGATCAGCTTGCCGTATTGGTCGACCGTCAGCGGGCCGAAGGGCCCAGCCTGGGCCCAGCTATAGCCATCCGGCCCCATGTCGTTGGTGTATGGAGTATTCTGCGCAGCGAATGCCGGGCCGCTCAGGTTGGGATCGGGGTTAAGACTGCCGCTTATAACATAGACCGGTATAGCAGGCCCGCCCTCGACGACCGCGCCGACTGCTGCCGCCACAACACGCATGGGGCCGCCGCCCATGACAGGCCCAGACGTGACCACATACACCGGCTGGGCAGGCCCGCCGATCGTCGGTTGCCCGCTGACGACGACAATCGGCTGGGCCGCCCCGCCCTGCTGAATAGCGGTTGAGCTGATCGCCATACTCTGTGCTGATCCGCCTTCACTCACTTGTGGTTGCCCTCACTGCCAATGCGACAGCCCCTGCGATAGCAAGCCAATAGACAAGGCCCATGGCGTCGAAGCTGATCAGCAGCCCGGCCGGCAGCGACAGCCAGAATGACCAACAGATCGGACATGTCACACCTTCGGCAACCCAGTGCGGCGTACGTGTCATGGCCCAGCCGCGCATGCGTGCAAAGAATCCAAACGGGCCATACTCCCAGGCGAGATCGGTTGCGACGCGGTAGACTGCTAGGGCCGCTAAGAGCGGCATGATCAGCATCAGCGCCATGCGATCACCGCTTCGACGATCTGACGCCGGTCGTTATCAGTCAGCCACCATCCGACTGGGATCGCCACGTTGCGCGACGCGAAATGATCGACGCCGGGCAGCGGCCCGTTGGGATAGCTGAAGCCGTCATGCGTGTCGTTGCGCGCGTGTACTGGGCTGCAGGCGATCCCCTTGTCGGCCATGTAGTTAATGAACCCGGGCCGATCCTCAACTAAGATGGTGTATAGCCACCATGCCGAATCGAGATCAAACGTCGCCGGTTGGTCGAGGAAGCGCGCGTAGGATGCGGCATTCGCCCGATGTCGACCGATCCGATCTGACACGCTGCCGATATTGGCCAGCCCGATCGCCGCTGCGATGTCGTTCATATGATACTTGTAGCCAACCTCAGTGATGTTCTGTTCGCACCGGAAGTCGGCCTTCGATCGCCGGTCGAGCCCGTACCACCTGAGCAGCCGTGCGCGCTCGACCTGATGCGCCGGGCAGTGCAGGGCCCCGCCATCGCCGCAAGTTAGGAACTTAATCGCCTGAAAGCTGTAGCACGCATAGTCGCCGCTGGGGCTCGACATATGATGCGCCGCATCCTGAATCACCGGCAAGTCGTATTCGCGCAACCGGTCGTAATCGCACAAGGCCCCGCCCCAGTCGACGGCCATGATCGCCTTCGTCCGTTTGGTGATCCGGCGCGCAACGTCGAGCGGATTGATCAGCCCCGTTTGCGGGTCGACATCGGCCCAGACCGGCCGGGCCCCGCGATTAACGATCGGGCTGTTGGTTGCCGTGCAGGTCACTGGCGTTGTGATCACCTCGTCGCCATTTCCGACGCCAATCAGGTGCAAAGCCAGATCGATCGCGCTGGTACAGCTGTTGGTTGTGATCACTGGAGCGTTGAGCAACGTTTGGAGCGCCGCTTCAAAGCGCTCGACCTGATCGCCTTGTCCGATGTAGCCTGAAGTCAGCACCCGCGCGACAATGGCGGGGGCCTCGGGGCTCATGGAGACTTTGAAGAGCGGTATCATTCCAGCATGCCCCCTGCGAACAGTGTCGCACCGTCCTTCGAATAGCCGTCGCGCTCAGCGTACGCCAGCGCGTTATGCTTGTGCAACCGGCGCCAGCCGGCTACCACGCCGCCAAATGGGATCAGGCGCATGTCATGGTGCCGGCTAGCATTCCAGAGAAACGCATTATCATGGCTCGCGATGGTCGTTTCGTCCCAGCCGATCCGCTCTTCCGTGACGCACGCGATCCGATGCGCAAAGTTGCCGGTTGTGAGCTGCCGCCCGTCGAGCTTGCACGGCGTCGGCGTGCGATCCGGATCACTCTCGTCAAACGCCATCCATGCCCCGCGCATCCAATGCTGATCCGGATAGTGATCGAACCATGCGCGCACCGTCGGCAGCCACTGCGGATGAAACAAGTCATCATCGCAGAGATATGTTACGACATCACACCTGACGAGCCCCAGCGCAGTATTGATCAACTTGCCCAGTCGCGCCGCCTTCAGCCGTTGCTCGACTGGCATGCGCGGTGCTGTGACCATCTGCGCATCGGCCCGGCAACCCTTGACCATCGCCCGCGCGTCGAAATCCGATCCATCGTCAGTTACGATCAACTGATCGGCGTCGAGACATGTACTTAGAGCCTCGCAGAGCATGCGCGGCCGATTGTAGCTGAGCAGAATAGTCGCAACGGTTGTTGTCATTTTCGATGTACCAATACCGCATGCTTATCCATGGCGTACGCGATGGTATAGCCTGCCCCTAAACACGCCTTGATCGACGGCGTGTTATCCGCTAGGATCTCGGCATACACATCCTGATCGGTCGAGGCAGCTAGGTACCGGTAGATATCAGTCCCGTAGCCCTGCCCTTGATACCTGGGCAATACTGCCAAACTACACCACCATTGCCGGGCTTCGAAGCGCAGTAGACCGTATCCGATGTCGGTTGTCGCGACTGACGCGATCCATATCCGCATGGCTTCGTCGGTTGCTCGTCGAACCCACCATGCTTGCTGCTGATCGTACGTGATCTCTTTTGTGTCGCGGGTCATCCACTGTCGACCGCTGTTGCGGATCACGCGGATTACTTCGGCGTCCCATTCAGTTGTTGCTCGTCGCATATCCATCATGCACACGCTATCACATCATCGTACCAGGCCACGCCAGAAGGCCACAGCGCGACAGTAGACACAATCCAGTCATAATCCCCAGCATAGCGGCATGCCCACTGCCCGAGCCGTTCTGGTACGTTTGGCACAACCATGGCATGCCCGCCGATCGCGCTTTCGCGTATGTAGTGCCCTTGCGGCAGATAGGTGTTGTGCCGCCTTGACCAGAACTTAAACATCAGCGGCCTGGGCTCGACTTGCTCAGCAATGGCCCGCCGAATACTGTCGAGGGCTCCGCCCGGTACGCAATCATCATCGTCTATAAATATGAGATAATCGCCCCGAGCTTGCGTAATGCCGTAATTGATCTGACAATGGCCCCAGCAATGATGCCCCGCGTCGTGTGCCATCCACCGATACACGCCAGCTTGCGGCGAATGATCGACCATGTACCCGTTAAAAGGGCTCTTGCCGCCTGCCAGCGCATCACCATAGATATCGCCGATGATCAGCACCTCATCGCCCGGCTGTAGCTGATCCTCGACGCTTTCGAAGAGACGATCGAGCCCGTCGCCGTCGTGCGTTGGGACAATGATACTCAGACGCGCGGCCATCGCTGTGCCCGCCTTTCTTGAAACAGTCGACCATCGCGCGCCCGCGTCGACTGCCCTTCAGCATAGACCGGATCAGTATTGGCCCCGTTGATCGGATGGTCATGGTACAGGGTTGCCCATGGCGCCTTGCTGTAAGCCCCCAGCGCCTGGGCCCTTGCGCACAATTCGGCGTCGCCATACTCATGGCGGTACCAGACCGGCCAACCCCCGAGATGGTCGAGCAGCCCTCGACTGATCAGAAAGTGCGGCGACAGCCCCTCGTCGTGTATGCCATCGTTGAAGCCTAACAGCGCGTCGCGCGTGCCAAAGCAGCACCGATATTCCGCGAAGGCCCTCGACAACCAATGCCGCCCCGGCAACAGGTCGTTGGCAAGATTGACGATGAACGGCTGATCGGTTAGCTTCGTCTCTTCGTCCATCGCTTCCCAGTAGGTTAGCTTCGGCTTGAGTATATGCCTGACTTTCGCGCCCGCTTCCATGCATGCCTGAAGTACGTCGGCTTCTTCTTCGCCGCCGATGCAGGTCAATCGCCACTCGACTGGGCCTGCTGTCGCGATCAGCCGCTGCACGTTGCGCATGGTCTGCTCGAGTCGCCCCCTGACTGGCATGATCGCCGCGATCACGCTGGCACCTTGTCACGCCTGGGCCGCGCACGATCTGGCTCAACCTGCTTATAGCTCGTCGGTTTCGTCGCTTCTGCCTCGTCGATCGCCGCCTTCAGTTGCTCGTCAATGATCGGCGGGGGCACAAACGGTGCCGGAGCGATCTGCCGCCGAAAATAGCCGATCCCGATCAGGTAGTCAACGTCTTCTGGCGGGGCCGGTACGTAGCGATGGCTGGGCCGCGCGCTCACTTGATACACATGCCCGGTATGCGGCACCCGAAACGACTGCTTTCCTGATCCCTGTCCGGTATACTCAAGCATTACCATGCCGCTATCTGTCAATTCAGCACCTCCAAACGTCGACGCGAGCTGCCGCGCCATGTCCTTTGCGGTTTTTGCCCCGCCGCCGCAGCCGCATCCACCCATGTCTATGTCTCCTTTGCTATTCCGGTATGGAGCCGTTACGGCGTCCATCAGCTTCTGCCCGCCCTTTGCGTCAGGGAAATGCAAGTGCCCCAGGTCGTGACGGTAGACGAATACGGGCCCATAGATCCGCTCTCCACAGTACCCAGCCTGGGCCATTCTGATCCATGGCGTCCAATCTTCGAAGCCCGGCGCATCCTCGTCGAAGCCGCCAACCTGCCGCAAACACCATGTCGGAACAAACGCGCTGATCGGGTGCAAGTTGCAGCCTTGTAGCGTCGGTTGCGGATCGGGAGGGGCGGTCGAGTGCGACATGGGACTCGCGCGCTTCTCCCGATTGTACTCCGGCGGGCGATACATGGCCCATTCCCCGTTACGGTTCACTGCGTAGTGATGGCCGTAGCTATACGCTCGATCATGGAGCGCATGCCCTCTAACAAACGTCTGCATGGCACTCGGCAGCAGGTAATCATCAGCGTCGAGAAACACCGTAAACAGCCCCTGGGCGACTGCTAACCCCGCGTTGCGTGCGACGCTTGCGCGACGCTTGCCCTCAATCGGTTGCGGCGCGTCGACGATCTTGACCTTTGGATGCGGCGGCGATATGATCGGGCTGCCGGTATCATTCACAACGATCGCCTCGACCCCTGGGTAGGTCTGCCAAAGCACTGATGCAACGGCTTGCGCGGCTTCCTTACGATGCTGGGGGCCCACTGGGATAACCACACTGGCAAGCAGCGGCAGCGGGGCTGCTGTTGGCCTTGTAGGGCCCGCGTCGAGCGCGCCGACGATCGATCCGTCGTCTTCATAGCGCCATACCTCGCCATCGAATGTCATCGGCCGGCCGGTCATGAACGCATCCTGAGCGATTGTCGACCGCGCTCGATCGGTTGCCGAGCCTGCTGTTGGCGTATCTTCTCAGCCGCGATCAGCGCGTCGGTTTCTTCCTGCCTGAGCCGATCCATGTTCTCTTCAGCCGTGCCATGAATGATCGCCGTCGAGCCCACATCGCCCCAGGTTAGGCGACAGCCTTTCGACGTATCTTGCAAGGCCCTGATGTCGACCGCACGCACGATCAGTTTCCCGTCGTCGGTTGTGAAGGTGCTAAACATAGATGATCCCCCTTCATCACCCCAGGGATAGCGCGCGGCAGCAGTGGGGTTTCTCTGCTCTTCGGTGATCAGCCTAGCCGCGCGCTCGACCCAGATTAGACCGGCGATTCGTACGACGGGCCTGCGAACGATGTCGCGCCGCCGTTCTCATAGAAGGATGTGCCCGGCTCCCATTCGCGCTCATGCTGGTAGACCGCATACGTTGCGTCTTCTAGTCGAGCCGCTAAGAATGGCGCGCGAAGTATGATGCGCTTGCGCGTGCGGATCTCGACCTGCTTGCAGAATGAGGTGCCGCCCAGAAAGTGAATCGCGTATCGCCCGTCGGGGCTGACGCGATATTCATCCTGTGGGCCGAGCTGATTGATGATATCCTGCATGCCGAAGGGCCCGCGATAGTCGAAGTAATCCATATAGAGCAACTGCCCGCCCAGCGTCGCGCTCTTCAGCGGCACAAGATAAATGTCTGACTGGAAGTTGCCGCCGCCGATGTTGGCTTCAGCCATCGTGTTATCAATGATCACCGGCACCTTGTCGCCGTCGATCAGCAGGAAGTGACCATTCCGCATGTCGTTGCGCATGGCGTTCTGATCGGCTGCTGATGTGTCGATCACGATGCTCGACCCGCTCGGGCTTGCGTTGAAACAGCGATAGGTTTCATACGCGCATGGCCAGATTTGCGTCAGGCTCAGGAAGGCTTGATAGCGCATGACAAAGGCAAACTGCACGTCGCTTACCATCAGTTGCTCTGCCAGGTACGCCTGAGCACGGTATGTCTCGACCATGGTTGTGACGTACGTGCCAGCGTTATTCTGCATCACGCCACTGGGGAACGGTACGATCAAGCTGTTGGCAGCTGAGCATGCGATCCCGGTAAAGACATCCTGGTAGGAGTCGTTAACGATCCGCTCCATGCCGTTGTACTCAAGATAGCCGCCCGAGCTCGCAACCGTATTCACTGGGCTGAATGTCCAGAAGCCCCGAGCATAGCGCCGGCTGAAGTCGTTGGTGAGCTCGACAACGGCTTTTGTCAGCTTGTTGCGAAACAGGTTGTTGGTGCCGGTCGGGACAATGTTATTCGCATCGCCGAATGGATTGTTGAGCAGCCGCAGGTCGAGGATCTCGCTCCGGTTGATCAGTTCCCCCGCGTTGTCGACCCGGATCGGCTTCGTTTTCATCGTAAACTCGCCAAACGGCCATGTCTGATTGCACACCTTCAGATCGCCCGGCGTCGGCACCTCTTCAGTACATGGGCTTGTCGGCTCAGTGCCGCTCGACGCCGTTTGCCCAGTCAGGATCTCGAAGACTGGATTGAGCAATTGCGACTTCTGAACATGGCCCATGGCAACCAGCGCCTGCTCTAAGCCCTTCGGGCCGATGTAGGTCGTTGGGACACCCGGCTCGATCCCGAAGTTGTTAAACAGCGCATTGTAGCCATGCGGCGCGATGGCCAGGCCCGACGTGCCGCTGTCCTTCTCTCGCAGCGATAGCGCAACCGCTGCGTTCACCTGCTGTTGGATGAGCGCATTCAACTGCGCTTCGCTGACTTCCATGGTCTACTCCTTTGTTCGTTACGTTACTGCCCGAAGATCAATTTATACGCCGCGATCTCATTCGGATCGGTTAGGCCCGCCGGTACGTTGCTGATCGCCTCTTTGACTGTCGCCGCTGCCTGCGGCGTCAACTGCGTGGCGATCGACTCGCTTGCGCGATAGTAGTTGCGCGTCGCGTTCATCACACTGGTTGGCAGATCGCCGGTAAGCTCCTTCAGCTTCGCATCGAGCGCGGCGATCTGATCGGCCTGGGTCTGCGCAGCAGCGGTCTGGGCCGCCGCTTCGTCGTCTTTCTTCTTGGCATAGCCCGCTACGATGTCTTTCATCTCTGACATCTTCGCGCTCATGTCGAGGTGCGGGCCCAACTCTTGAACGATCGCCGCGACAACCGTCTTTGCGATAAGCTGAGCGAATGCCGCATCATCCATGCCGTTGCCGTCATCGGCTTGCGCCGCTTCCATGTCGCCTTCGGCCATGGCTTCCTCTTCAGGCTCGGCTGCCTCTTCCTCCGGCGATCCCTCGACCGCTGCCGCCGCTGGGGGAAACGCCTTGACCGTATAGGTTACACCGTTAAGCGTAATCTCTTCCGGCGCCTCTTTGTACACCACGTTGCGGGCCTGAGCCGTGTCGTCTTCCTTCTGTACCGTTGCTAGCACCGCATCGAGCATCGCCAATGCTTCAGCGTTGCCGGCCGCCTTTTCGCGATACTCCGCGATCTTCTCAGGTGGTAATCCTTGCACCTTCGAGTCCTCCTTTGCGGCACTGTACCGCGTAAAGTAATTAGCAGCACGATTGGCAGGGACTGCCGACCGCTCATAGATTAAGATATGATCGTACACGCCGTTGCGCGGCTGATCGTCCGTATGAATGAAGCCAGGGCTCATTTGATATCCGGCGTCGCTCAGCCTTGCCCCTAGCTGAGCCATGGCCTTCGACGTAAAGGTGCCGCCCTCGATCAGAAACCGATCGCCCGGCCCCCCTTGCGCTTGAAAGTCACAGTTGCCCATGATGAGCCCCGGCACATGCCAGTAAAGTAGTGGCCCGCGCTCTTTCGTCTTATCCCCCAGCGCAACCGCTTCCTTGATCGCGTTGCGGCTGATGATCTCGCGATCCTTGTCTTCATAGGCTGTGGTTGTGATCGCAAGCCAGCGATCCCTGCCACTATCGTCTTTGTAGATTGTAAAGCCCTTTTGTCGCAGGCCCAGATCGATCGCGTCTTCGGTCGAGGCCCGCATGGCATCGTGCGGCGCGATCCGATCATGGAACAGCGCAAAGGTGAGATCCTTCGGGCTCACATCGCTATAGTTTTTGCGCTTGCGCACAGGTGGTAACGGTGTCATTAGAACATCCCCGCTTGCTCGTCGACCGGCGGCACCTTCGTGCCACCCAGCAACTGATCGTACAATTCGGCCCGCGTCAGTCGACCGCTATCGCCGAACAGGCTCGACTGCCCAGGCTGGGGCTGCCCCTCGACGATCCGCGCGTAGCGCTGCATGAAGCCCCTGACTTCAGTCGGCTTGCGCGCAATCGTGTCGAGGTGCACTAGCAAGCGTTCCTGATCCGCGTTGAGCTCGCGATCGAACATGCTCGACTGCCCGAGGTACTTTGCGACAACCTGATGTGCCGGCGTGTTGGCAGTCAGGCTGGGGTTATCCTTGATCCGCGCGTATACGTCGACGGTTTTTGCGAAGTCTTCACTGATGTCGAGGTGCGGATCGCGCATGCCGGATCGCGTCAGCGCCGTGGCTCGACTGAAGTCCGGCAGCCCGCCGCTGATCCCGTTCTGTACCGTCTTAATATCCGGGTCGAGCGACTCGAGCATCGACTC